AAGATCGCCCCGAAGAGCTCCCGATATTCCTTGCTCTTTGGCTCGGCCTCCGCGCCTCAGAAATTCGCGGTCTCACGTGGGACGATGTCAAAGACGGTCGGCTCCATGTCAAGCAAGCCATTGTGCGGGGCGAAAATGGGCCTGTGCTTAAAAAGACAAAAACCGTATCCGGCGATAGATGGATAAAGCTGCCGCCCTACATTGAAGACCTTATTGCCCGTCAGCCGCGAACATCGGAGTATATTGTAACCCTCACCGGCGGCGCGATGTATAAGCGCTTTTCCCGTCTGTGTAAACGTCTCGGTATCCCCCATTATCGTTTCCACGATCTGCGGCATACCGCCGCGTCGGTGTCGGCTTTGCTCGGCATCCCCACAAAGTACAGCCAACAGCGCATGGGGCATCAGACGGATAATATGTTAAAATCTGTTTACGAACATACCATGCGCTCCAAGGAAGACGAATTCGCCGACCGGATAGATGAATATTTCGACGCAAAATTACGCATGAATTTACGCACAGAAAATTAAAAAGCCTGTATTTTCAACAGTTTATAGGCTGTATGACGCGGGGTTCAACTCCCCCCGCCTCCACCATTTTGAAAACCCGCATCGCATAACGCTTTGCGGGTTTTTTCTTTATATTACAATGGTTTGCGCCTTGTGCCATACGTGAGTCGCTCACTTTACAAGTGAGAAAACCACCAAAAAAACAGGCGAAATTTACGCACGAAATTACGCACGGAATTACGCATATAAACAGCAAAAGAGCCGGGACGCACAACACGCCCCGGCTCTTCACTCTTTTTTAGCCCCGCATTAAGGTAGCGGATCGCCAAATTTTCACTTTTTCATATACCGCCCTCGCTGTCGTCCTGCTTTTTTTGCAGCGTTTTGCCCTCGGTCACTTTAAGCCACGCACCGAGCGCCAGTTCAATACTCCACAGCGCCGCCAACGGAGCGACAACACCGCCGTCAAGGCTTCCGGTCTTTAGGCTTATGTATAACGCGCCTATTGTCAGGAGCGACGCCATAACCATGCAGTAAATCATTATCCGCTTTAAAAAGCGGCTCTTCGCTTTCCTGCTCATTTTCTCACTGTGCGCTTTGCCATAATCGCCGCCTGATACCGCGGTATAAGCTCGCACGGATTCTTGCCATCCGTGATACCAAGGTTTATAGCCTCTCTCAGCTCGTCCTTTGCCCAATCCGGCACTTTCTGCGTCCTGAGATATTCCTGCAGCTTTTCAAAAATTTCTTTACCTGTCATGTCGTCATCCTCCGCATATTTTGGTTTGCCGTAACCAAGTATTTTGGAATACGACAGCGCGTAATTTTTCGCGGCCACACTGCCGCCATTTGATATCATCGTGCTGCCGCCGGACGTGTTCCCCTCGACGGTGTACACCCGCTCATCGGTGACTTTTGTCACTATGCCGACGTGCCGATTATTCGCGCCGCTCTGGAAGTAGATTATATCGCCCTCTTTAGGCTTGTACCCTTTGCAGTCAGCCCACAATCCGCGCTCCTTAAACCACTTAATTCCGACGGCGCACGAGGCATGTTTCGGGATAATATCGGTGCCAATCCCCGCGCGGTCAGCACACCATGATACAAACATTGCACACCATGGCTGCCCGTTCATGCCGTACCATTCGCCATACTTAGTAAAGTTTTTGCTTCCTGCATTGGCCGTTTTGCTCTCAAGCTGAGAATTTGATTTCTTTTCCAGATACCCGATTTCAGTATTAGCTATGTCAACGATCTTCACCCGTAAGCACCCCCACAGCATCCTGTGTTGATTCTACAGCCTTTTTCACACTCTCTGCATCTACACGCCCTTCAACAAAGATATAAGTTGCTGCACTCACCAGAGCCGTCACAGCACCGGCAACGGTCTCAATCTCAGTAGCATCGCCGCCAAGCGCGATAAACACGCCTGTCGCGATACCGGCAATAGCTAACCAGAGCTTTCTGCTTGTGAGTTTCCGTATAATATTCATTGTTCGTCCTCCTTATAACAATTGCAATTATGACTTTCATAAACCGCCCGCCGCGTTTTTTGTTACGTTTGGCCGCTATATTATTCACCTCTGTCAAAAGGATGGTGCGCTCTCATTTCGCTCCGCACTTCGTCTATTCTGGTAAATGCTGTTTTGACGTCACGTTCTACAATGGTCATACGTTCAACAAGCTTGTTGTGTTTTTCCACCTGTGTTTTCAATTCCTGAAGCTGATACGATAGCAGCGCCGTTGACTTCCTGTGTGCAAGCCAACTACCCGTCAGTGTACCCACAAGAGCTAAAACAGCAACGATTATGTTCGTGATATCCATTGTCATAGCACCTCCATTACAACGGTGATTTCGCCCAAGTCATCCCAATTTTGGGCGTAAGCACTCGGTGCGTATACGTTGTTATCCACCTTTGAACAGTATACATGTCCGTTTTCGGTACAGCACTCGTCGAGCATATACATGCCGCTTATACCGTTAGGCGCTAAGTACGGTTTAGCTTTTACAGGGTCTTTTGTATGGCAGATAGACCACAGCGCGGGAAGCGTGGACGGTGTGCCCGTATAATGTGCGGCGTTATACGGCTGCAACAGTTTAAACACCTGTTCGCCCTCTCGCACGGGTGAACCTATTGCCCAAGTTGAATAATCTTTCGACGGGTCAAACTGCGGCACTTTCCGTTCCTCGGCAATAATCCCCGTGCCGTCCATGTCTTTTGCACGGTCTCTGAGGTCAAGCGCGTCCGCCCTGCCGCGCTCAAACTGCTGATTGATTATGGTGTCGTATATCGTCATGCAGACTGTACCCCCTCGTCATAAGCGTTGTTTAGGGCTGCTTCATCTGGAATAGCCGTGGGCGCTTCGTCGGCTGTTTTAGTGTATTCACAAATAACCGTAAGCGACTTGGAGTGTAAAGTGCTGCTACCGTGTTTCTCGTAAATATCACCGTTGGTGTTCAAAGAAACTGCGACATAATTATGTATATCGCTGCTTATACCCCATGACACGGGTGCCATCCAGTTATTAACAAGTCCCGTACACCTAATAGGTTTATTTATTCCTGTAACGCCAATATTGGCGATAACCTTAGAAGTTTCTGACGAGCCGCTAGTGAGTGTAACTATAACTTTCCGGTATATCGGTCTGCCGTCAATCCAAACGCCGACAACTTGTTCCCCTGTTGAATACGTGTCGGTCTGAGGCGGCTCTATCGCCTTATACTGTCTTACCCCGTCAACCTCTACTTCGACGTATCCGGCTATCGGGGGTAACAGAGGATTTGTAATAGGCATTTACGCTCCCTCCTTTGCTTTGATGTAGGTGTATGTTTTATCCTGCGATATCGTCGGCAACAGTATTTTGTTTATATCGATATATCTAACACCGCCACTTGTTCCCGTCGTAACGCCTACGAGCAAATCACCCGCGGCCACTACACCGTAAATGGGATAACCCAAAGAAGATCCGAAAACGCTTATCCACGTTCCCTCTAAATCCTCGGTATATAAAATCGCACCATCAACATTTAATATCCAGTAGCGGCCTGTATAGGCAATTGAAGAAAAAGCACGTCCCGAAGCGGCGGCAAGTTCTGTCCATGTCCCTGTGGGGTCGGCGGTGTAAAATAGATTGGTACCGCCCGATACAAACCAATACCCGTTGATATATCGCAAATAGCTTGCAGTGCCAAGTCCGGTGATGTCGTTTGCCGTCCATGTGCCGTTGATGTCGGTTGCCCAACACAAAGTACTACTGAGCCCGGCGACCACCCAATAGCCGCCACCATATTTAATACAATACAAACTGCTCGTAGCAACAGAAACAGTAATTCGTGATTGCCCCGCAATTGGTTCAGGGGTTTCAAAGCAATATATATACTTGCCGTTGCCCACCATTGCGAAAACACCGTCCCCAAACTCGACATCGCGGAGGGTCGTGGTTATATCCGGCCAGCTCGACCGCGTTGCAGTACCGCCATACTCGGAAAAGGAATAAAATAGGCCGCCATTCGTCATAACCCAGAATCCGTTACCGTAAGCAATACCGGTAGTATCGTGTGAAGCGTGCCCGTATCGCTTGTTGTACCAGTTTGCAGCCACCCCGTTCGTTATATCACCGTCAGCAGGATAGTATAAATATGTGGGCGTATAATTTGCCGTTGTATCATTCAGTAATATAAATACCTTGCCCCCAGCATAAAACACGGGGGATACGGGCGCGTAAACATGACTGCTTGATGTATTTAACGTGCTTACTTCAAGGCTTGTGTTCCATTCGCCTGTAAACGATGGCGGTAACATCCCTTCCAACCCCGGGTATTCTTCGGGTGATATTGCTTCACCGTTGCACAGCAACCATCTATCATCTAAATCTGTGCGCGCTGTGGTAAGAGTATCGCCGACTTTCGGCGCCAGTTTACTAAGTGCGGCGGCTACTGTTCGATTAGCGGCATTGCCCCATACGTCCGTTTCTGTGTCATCATTAAGCAGTGTGTTCTTATTAAGCGGCGTGCCGAGCTGATTAATCCCCGCCGAATTGACGCCGTTTAAATCGATGGGAAAAGTCCCGGCGTTTAGCATAGCAATGAGCTGCGGCAGGGTAGTGTTTGCCGGGATGTTTGATTTCAGATATCGGCTGTTGCCCGTGCCTTTCGGTATAAAGTCCTGCATTATACTTCACCTCCGTATATTTCGCCGCTGTAAAACCATGCGGCAGCGGCGTTTTGTGCCGCCTGTTCTTTGTCTGCAAGCCACTTTTGCGCCGCCGTGTATAATGCGGAAAGTGCCCGCTCAATCTCATTCGCGCCCGCCCAGCGCAGTTTGTTCATTGTTGCCGGCAGCGCCTTTGTAATCGGCAGGGCGTCTGTGATGGTGTCTACGTTGCCGAGATAACGCGCCATGTCCGACACGCGCGGCACATCCTGCATCGTCCAGTCTGTGACGGTTGTGAGGTCAAACGGCTCAAACGGCACCTCGAAAAAGCTGCCCGGTGCTAATCCCTGCGCGGCGATAAAGGCGTCAAGAGTTTCCTGAAGACCGTTTAAATAGCCCTGCAGAAATAAAACCGCGCCCTCGACGCGGTTTAAGTCTGTGTAGTTGTATGCGCCCTTAACGGCGTTGAGCCATTGCGTGCGCTCCTCTGCGGTCATCTGCTGCCACCCTTTGAGCTCTGCCGTTTCTAAAATGGTAACTTCGGCGCCGGTGCGGTCATAAATAAGATTTTCAAGCATCGGTAGCCACCCCCCATGATTGACCGAGCGCCGTAGTCTCGGCCTCGAGACCGCCGTCAAAGGTAAGTTTTTGCTCTGTGATATTGGCGTTTTGAGCTATGTCGAAAGCGTTCTGTATGGATACTGTGTCGGCCAGTTCCAGCGCCGGATTGCCGCGATTACGGTATTTATACATAAGCTGCCGATGTTTTACTGCCAGCAGCCAATTTGCAACGGCTTGACCGTTATACACGCATGGGTTTGACACTTCCAGCACATTTACGCCGCTGCCGGCGGTGTATGTCGTGCCTTCATCTTCGGTATATCCGCTCTGGACGGTGATTTTTACCATGTCCACCCTCTCGCCTATCTCTATACCGTCAAGTGTATACATGTTGTCGGCGGTATAAGCATCAACGGCGGTATCGGCAATTTCTACGCTTCTTACAATAAACTGACCGGCGCGGCCAATCCAGCCGGTACACATTGCCGCCTGCAGGAGCATGCGCACCGCTTCGCGCTTGCTTGTTTCCGGCGGTACGGCTTTGTATATAGTCCGCGAGGCAAGTTCTGACGAGATATCCAGCGTATAACCGGCGCCCAGCACGTCTGTTAATGCCTCCTGCAATGTCCAAGTACCCGTCCCGCCGCCGTTATACTGTTCACTGTCAAGGGATAATACGCGGTCATTGGCCGTTATCTGTGCTGTCAGTGCGCCGTCTTTTGCCGCCGAGCGTGTGAAGAAATACAGCCCCATGTCGACAGGCTCACCGCCGATACTGAGCGAAGTTAATATTTGCTGACCGTCTTGCAAAAACCGGTAAATGCCGGCGGGATTGACCATGTTGTATCTCTGCGCGGCGTTATCAAACGTGAACACAAGTTCTTTTGCGGGTATGCTTTCCGTTGCCGGTGAGCACCCAGCCGTAAACGTCGCTTTTACAATCGTATCGGCGTTAAATTCCTGCAGAATACCAAAAACAAGACTGTAAAGTCTTATACGGCGGAACGGCAGCCATGTTTCGGCGAAATCAAATACAAGGCGTGTATAGTTTTCAACCGGCATATCAGCAATAAACTCTGCTGTTGAATTTGTAAAAGCCTGAGTTTTTATAAGCGTTTCGCCATTGTAAGCGCTTATAGTAATCGCTGTCGGCCAACTGTTAGCCTTGTCGTCAAATAGAAGTGTAAAACCGACGCTTGACGCTGCCGCAGATAGTTCAACGGTAAGCTGTGGATTCGTTTCAAAGGTGCAGTCTTCATCTGATAAAGTGCTGCCCCAATAGCCGATTTCTGCCGGTGTCTCATCCGGCATGATGGTACCGCTACCGTTTAATATCCACAGATTTTTTTCCAAACTCACATACCGCGCCGCTGGCATGTTGTCAATTATTTTTATTGGTTCGTAATCAGTAAACGGCCCCGGGTCATTGGCAGTGATTGTCGCGTTGTCTGCCGCGCCCGTGTCCACCAATCGAAAAGAAATCCCGATATCCACATGCCGGATATCGGGATATGCGTTATATGTAGTAGAAACCGGCAGCATTAAGACACCTCCTGCGCCGTCGCTGTCAGCTGGACATTATACCAAAACGGGACACCGTTATTAAATTTGAATATCTTCTGATTGCCGATTTCGATTGAAAAAAGCGCTGTCATATCCTGACCTGTCGAATCGGGATACGCGATCTCGATAAATCCTCCCGCTCGCGCGAGCTGGATTATCTGTATCAGAGTGTCAGCCGGTACCCATTCCCAATCTGCCGCCAGCACCGTACGCCATCCGATGACATCACGGACGATTTTTCCGGAGGCCATTATTGCTTCTTTAGAAACGTATTCGCCGCCGATTTCGAGTTTGCGTGTGCGCGGCATGGATACGCCGCCGATGATGATATTATCCATAGGCAACACCTCTTTGTGTGGCTACGTGCCGAAGGGGATCGAAAATGACCTCTGCAATGACCTGAGAATCGAGCATGACGGGGATTTTTATTATACTGGCGGTTGTGCCGCCAACGGCAGCGGACATACCGTTTACAGCGGACGCGGTCGCATTATATAACGATTCATTTGTTACACCCGCTCCGGGCGCGGTTATTGCCGCCATATTTATACGTGTCAGGCCGCGTTCTGCCCCTGCTACTACCGCCATAGACATATTTTCAGCCGTGCGAACAGCTCGTCCCATCGTCGCGTCAATGCCTTCTACTACGCCCAGCGGTATCATTTTGCCTATCTGGTCGCGAAATACCCCCGAGGGCGAATTTATAAACAGCGAATTTTTGACAGAGTTTACTAAATTGTTGAATTTGTTTCGCACCCATGAGGTGAGAGCCGACCAGGCGTTGTTAATACCGGCTTTGAGACCGTCTACAATATTTTTGCCAATACTGCTGAACGCCGACCAGGCAGACGAAAACACATTTTTTATACCTGACCAAGTTTCTTCAAAAAACGATGTCCATGCCCCCACGATTTCTTGTATAGCTGACCAAGCGGCAGAAAAATCACCCGAAAGGACAGATGCGACTACAGAAAAAATCCCTTTGATAGTGCTCCAAATTGCCGAGAAATAAGCGGTGACAGTATCCCATACGTTTTTTATGCCATTCCAAGCACCCGAGAAATATTCGCCCAGTACAGAAGCCACAACAGAGAATATGGCTTTGATTTCTTCCCATATTGCGGCAAAATAAGTTTCAGCCACATCCCATGCGGTTTTTATAGATTCCCATGCAGATACAAATGCATTTTTAATATTTTCCCATATTTCAATGATGGCTTTGCGAAATCCTTCGTTCGTGTTCCACAATGTGGCTATAGCCGCCCCAACGGCGGCAATTGCTCCAACAATCAATGTTATTGGACCACCAATAGCAGCTATCGCCGCGCCGATTGCCGGCAGCAACCCGCCTAACGCTGTAATAGCCGGAATAAGGGACGATATAAGAGAGCCGATTTTAATTGTAGTGAGTGCTGCCGTTATTGCGGCAATTGTCGCGAGTATAATATCCTTGTTTTCGATTATTACGGCACCGATATTTTTTATCGTTTCTATTCCATCAGCGATTTTTTCAATCACGCCTTCTATGCGCTCGCCAACCTTTGACCAGTCCATATTTGCTGCCCATTCTGAAAATTTTTCTGAAAGGTTAGATATTAAAGGCGCCAACGCCACACCGAGCTGATTTTTTATCGTAGCTGTTGTATTATTGAAACGCTGTAAAGCATCATCTACTGTGCCGAGTGATTTGAGCGTGTCATTATCCAACACATACCCCATATCACGAGCCTCTTTTGCAAACGCGGATATTCCGTCACTCCCCTGCGCAATAAACGAATTGAGATCCTGCGCCGATTTGCCGAATATCTGCATTGCGTATGCGTCTCGCTGCGTTTCGTTTTCCATGCGGCCGAGCGAATCGATCACATCTGCGAAGACGTCTTGATTACTGCGCAGACTCCCGTCTGTGTTTGTTATTTCTACACCAAGCGCCGAAAATGCCTCGGCGGCAGTACCGGTGCCTCCCTGTGCTGTTGCCATATTTCGCGTGAGCTTTGCAAGACTGCCGGTTATAGTATCAAGGCTTGTATCTGTCAGCTCTGCCATGTATTTATATTCCTGCAACGCCGATGTGGATAACCCAGTATTTGTGGACAGAGTTAATATCTCGTCGGCAAAAGCGGCGGAGTCAACTATGGTATCTTTAAGCGCACCCGAAACGGCTCGAATACCATCAGCAAGCGCGCGTATACCCGAAATAACCGCCGCGCCTATGACAGAGTTGCGCAATACGTCGCCAAACTTTTGGGCTTTATCCCCCGAGTCATCCATTTCGCGGCCTAAATTGTTTAAATCCGCTTTTGCATTATTGAGTTGAGTGCCAAGATTATTAACGGTCTGAGCCTGCCTGTTGTATGCGTCACGTGCTTTTTGGGCTTGAGCAGAGTTTTCACCAAATTCAGCAGTTGCACTTTCAAGTGCTGTGTCTAAATCCTGCAGCTTTGCTTTTGCTGTGTCGTACTGTTTTTGCAGTACAGCAATTTTTTCTTTCGTGGCCGTCGTCGCTCTGCCGAGTATATCAGCTTTAGCCGCTGCAAGTTCTTCTTTGTCGGCCATTCCGGATAGAGACGAAACTGTCTCATTCATTTCAGATTTCAAGTTTTTTAACTGACTATTTACAGCGCCGAGCGCAGCTTTAAAGCTCTGTTCACCGTCGACAGCAAGTTTAACGCCGATATCTGTTGCCATATTGTTTCACCTCACTTATACGCCAGCAGTTTCATAAATTCATTTTCTTCTTCCGCCGCTGTGGGTTTCCTTTCCGCACCTTCATTTTTTATTTGCTCAATCGCGACCAGGTTGAGTAGCTGCGCAAATGGGATTGACAAAGCTTCCCGCCGTGTCAATCCCGTTTTAAGTCCATACCATAAAAACCACTCAGGCGTTATTTTGCCCGAGTGGTTTTTATGTTTTTTGGCGTTTTTACCTCAACATCCGGAGTTGTACCGGCCGCAACAGTCGAAGATACGGCATCAAACATGCTTTCGTATTCGTCTATTCCCACAGAGCCGACGAGTTCCTCAAAAGACAGCGGCGGTGGATTGTCTTTTTCCTCAAGTTCTGCATATTTGGCACCAGCTCGCATCATGGCGTGCAGTAACCAAAACATATCTTTTATTCGCATATCGTTTAATATGCGGGATAACTCCGCTTGTGCGTCGCCGCTGCGCTCTTCCAGTTCGATTAATACTTGTGTGGAAAAACAGAGTAAATATTCTTTGTCACGTATTTTGACTGTTGCTGTTTTCATTTCTATACCCCCGCCCCTGTCGTGATGTTTAAGAAGCTTTTTATGTATGTTTCTGCGTCGGCCTCAGTATCAAGCAGAGCTGTGCGGCACCAGTTATGCTGCGCTGTGTCGTCGCGCATGATATTTGCGCTCAATTCCGGTGTCTGCCACTCGATTGTTTCGCCCTGGGTAACCGCCGAAATACTCGGAGTAGAAAACTGTATTTTCGGCAGGATAACGGCCATCCACTTTGTAACTCCGCTCAGTTGTTTTTTGACTATAGCCCCGAAACCTACATACGGAATATTCTGAGCTTCGCCGTAAACAATTTCCTGCGGTGATTCTGTTGTTAATCCTTCTGCTGTAATTGTCTGCAGGGTTACGCCGAGCACTGCAGACGCAGGCGCCGGAAGAAGGTCATCAGTTGTGATGGTAAGTGACCCGCCAGCAAACGAATTCGCACTTTCAGCCGGTCCGTTATCTGCGTACAGAATATTTGTATCTGCGTTCTCGAGTTCCATTGACATCTCAACGGCCTTTCCCAGCAGACCGCCGTCGGAATATGTAACCGTATTGTCAGTATTTGAATAGATAGCATAATAAGGCTTGCTTAAGCCGATTGTTGCCATATAATTCACCCTTTCATTATTTTTTCAATTTCGCGCTCGAATGTGGCAGCTATTGCCGCCTCTGCCGCTGCTTTGCTTGCTTTTATTGCGGGACGGATAAACGGCGTCTTTTTTTGTTTTGATGAGCCACTTTCCAATACACGGGCTTTAAGCGGATTAGGGATTCCGTCACGGTCATACCCGGAAAATCCGATAATCGTATTGACCCCGCCGCCCTCTTCTCGCATTTCCGCAATGCCGAGCGATTCGGAAAGATCGCCTTCCGAGTAGCCGCGGTTAGTGACGGCGTTTAATTTTGTGCGGATTTCATCGGCTACAACGGCAGCACCGTCATACAAGGCCATTTTCGATATTCCTAAGCTGCTTTTTCCCAGTTTTTCAATTTGTGCAATATAGTGATCAAAACCTTCGATTTTCATTTTTGCCACTAGATCACCACCTGAAAAACCCATTCATAATGGATATATCCGGTATCTTCCTCGTACTGTATGGAGTTTAAATACCAAGAGATATCCCCGGTATTGAGTGCTTCCTGCACGGTTTCCAGCGGTGTCCCTGTGTCGTCCCGTGTAAAGACATCGATTGTCCCCTCAATTGCTTGCTCCTGCATTTTGCCGTCGCCCCATATTGAGCCGCCAGCGCTGTCCTCCGCGTACACGCCGTATGTCCCGTTTGGGGCTTTTGACCACGCGAAATGTGCAAAAGGTATGCCGGTACCGTCGAGCGCAGTTTTAATTTTTTCCAGCAT